AGCTATCGAAGATAACTTGTACGACAGATTAGCTGGCAGATACACAAGAGCTCTTGCAAGATCAATGGCGCAATCAAAACAAATCACTGCAGCCAACATTTTGAACAACGGTTTTGACACTGGTGGTTCATACAATGGTGGTGACGGTAAAGCGTTAATGACAACAGATCACCCATTATCAAATGGTGGTACTTTCAGAAACGAATTATCAACAGCAGCTGACTTGTCAGAAACATCGTTAGAACAAGCGTTAATCGATATCGCTGCGTTCGTAGACGAAAGAGGACTAAAGATCGCTCTACAAGGTAGAAAAATGATAATTCCAAAAGAATTACAATTTACTGCTGAGAGAATCATGAAGTCACCTTTATCTACAACTGCAGGTGGATCAAATGCGTTTGCTAAAAACGACATCAACGCAATGATGAACATGGGTATGATTCCTGAAGGTTACAGAGTTAACCACTTCTTGACTGATACTGATGCATTCTTCATTTTGACTGATGCGCCAAACGGTTTGAAAAACTTTGTTAGATCGCCAATTAAAACTGCGATCGAAGGAGATTTCGACACTGGAAACGTAAGATTTAAAGCTAGAGAAAGATACAGCTTCGGCTGGTCTGACCCTAGAGGAATCTTCGGTTCTCCAGGAGCGTAATAAGGAGTTTATAGGGGCGTACTTTACGCCCCTATATTTAAAGTTTATAATAGGATTTATTATGGGATACAAAAGCGATATTCAAGCAACAAGATCAACAGCGGCAGCAGGGTCATCTGCGATTATTGAAGGCCCAATCAGATTAAGAGGAATTATAATTGCTTCAGATGGTAATGGAGCAGGTGTTTTAGAATTAACAACAACTTCAAACACAGGTACAACTTTATTTATCGGAGATGTACCTACAGGTGACATAGTAAACTTTTCTTTTCCTGAAGATGGTATTCCATTTCCAAAAGGAATTTTTTGTAAAACAAAAACTAATGTTGCTGCGTACACACTTTTAACTGATAAATATTCAGCTCCAGGTTTAACAACATAGGTACAACATGGATTACTATGCTGACTTAGGTATAGAGATCGATGGTTTCGCAAAAGGTGGAATGCCTGCGCGTAATAAAAAAAATTACCGATCAACTAAATCTGGTGCAGGTATGACTGCAGCAGGGGTTCGTGCATATAGAAGAATGAATCCTGGATCAAAATTAAAAACAGCAGTAACAGGTAAAGTCAAAAAAGGAAGTAAGGCAGCAAAAAGAAGAAAGTCATATTGTGCAAGAAGTGCTGGACAAATGAGAATGCACAATGTAAATTGTAAAAAAACTCCAGATAAGCGAATATGTGCTGCAAGGAGAAGATGGAAATGTTAAATGGCTTATCTAAATGCAAACTTACCACCTATATATTGTAAAATAAGAAAGGAGTATCTTTATGACCTTAAAAAACATCATGGAGAAAGTGAAGACTGTGTGGTCTTCGGTCTTACATCTATATCAGGGCGTGCGCTCTTATTTAACATCATGCTTCCCAACGGTGCATGCTTTTGGCGTTTGCCTATCTCAGCGTTTTTTCAAAAATCGTTTGATAGAGCCACTGTGCCGAATATGCAGACGCACGAATTGGAATTGTGGAATTGTTTTAGCTATTATCCTAGTGTTCATCGCTTTGATTGGTTGGCTGGTCTAAAAGGCAAGTATTTAGGTTTAGATAAAAAGTTTTATCATGGCGAATATTTATTTACTGTCGATTGGGGTCATCCAGAAACCAATATTTTGGATGTTGAACATTCTGAAATACCTCAAGAACATAAGTGTGCACATATATTGGCTCTTGCTAACGGGAATTATGCAGCTCAGCCTAATAATCGTATTTTGTGGCACGTTAATAGCTATACTACTGATAACAGTTGGCCTGACTATAAAGTCCAAACTACTTACTGGGATGCAGAAGATTCGGACATGGTGACTGAGGATAGTGACAATATGTTTTATGAGATGTATCATAAAAAGAAAGAATAATATGAATTTAGAAAAAGATTTAAAATTTGCAAAAAAACAAAGACAGTTAAAAGAGTCAGCTGTAGCACAACTTCGTAAAAGAAGTAAAGATTCTATAGCTAGACCAAGAGCTGAAAAAAATATTACTACTGAAAACCCACAACTACAGAGAATTTAATGTTAGATAAATTTATGTATTCATTTTTCGGACTTATAGATAAACTAGCAAATTTAATTGAAATTATTGTTTTTGGTAAAAAAAAGAAAAAAAATAAATGAGCAATAAACCACTCAACATATCAGAATCCGCTGCCGTGCAGATGCCGATGAAAACGGTTGCCTCTCTGATTTTGCTAGTCGCAGCAGGCGTGTTCGCTTATACCGAGCTAACGGCTAGGTTGGTATCGCTAGAGACGTCACGTGAGTTGTTTGAAAATGATTTGTTAAAAAAATCTGAACAAGTGCCCGTCGATCAGGAACAACATTTTTTACTCGAAGATCTTTACAAGTCTGTAGAAAAAATGGAAAAGACTCAAGAGATGAACATGACAAACAAAGTAAACATTGAATTTTTAGCTGAACAATTAGATAAAGCTTTAAAAGATATTGAAAATTTAAAAGATAAAGTTAGAGAAAACGGAAAGAATTATTAATGACAGAGTTAGTTGTAGCCCTACTTATGATTGTGCAAGGAGAGATTAAGGAGGCACGTATCCAGACGTCAATGTCTGAATGTCTTAAAGGTGCTCGTGTAGCTAAACGTCAATTAAAACCTGATGGACATGTTAAATACCAGTGTATAAGATCTATGGCAGAATTAGAACAAAATATTGATGGATCTTTATCAATAAAAAAGTTAATATTAGATTAATATAAAACACAAAATCTAAAAAATGAATAAACTTGAGAATCTGATTCTTCCGAATTATGGAATTATTAAAACTAAAATACCTACAGATCTTTTAAAATTTTTACAAAAAGAAAGTAATAACAAAAGTAATTTAAAAAAATTTATATCAGGTATAACTAAAACAGAAGCTGGTGACAGACCTGGCGTAGCTAAACATCTATACGTTTCTGATGAAGGAACAGAAAAATTACAAAAATATATTGATACATTAATAATTGAATATAATAAACTTTATCCTAATTATTTTAAGAATATAGAAGTATTAAATAAGAGTTGCCCATTATGGCTAGGAAAACCTTGGTTTAATTATCAGAAAAAAAATGAATACACACCTTTACACTCTCATGAAGGTATACTATCCTATAGTATATGGATTCAAGTCCCAAAAGGTTGTGAAACTATTTACGAATGGAGCTATAGTACAATTATGGGTAGACATGAGAGATCAAGAATGCATATAAAAAATGAAAATGAAGGAGAGATAGTAGTGTTTCCTGCTGATCTCCATCATTCTGTTTATCCTTTTATTAATTCTAAAAAAACAAGGATATCAATTGCAGGAAACATTTTTTTAAAAGTAGACAACAGTAGGATATAATATGAATCTTTCGCGTAATTTTACTCTTTCAGAATTAACCAAATCGGATACTGCGATCCGTAAAGGGATTAACAATAACCCTAATGCAGAACAAATAGAAAAATTAAAAGCATTGTGTGAAAATATTTTGCAACCCGTACGTGACCATTTCGGCAGGGTAAAGGTGACTAGCGGATTTCGAAGTCCTGAACTGTGCCATGCCATCGGCAGCTCAGTTAACAGCCAGCACTCAAAAGCAGAGGCGGCGGATTTCGAATGTATTGGTGTAGACAATGCAGAGCTTGCAGATTGGATATATAAGAACCTAGAGCCAGACCAGCTTATACTTGAGTTCTACACTCCGGGTGAACCAAATAGTGGGTGGATACATTGCAGTTGGATACCTGAAGGCAGACGTGCACAGTTTATGCATGCGTATAGATCCGAAGGTAAAACAAAATACAAACCAATAACTGGTTCAGCGAGGAATTTAGTATGACAATAAGTAGATCACAAATGACACAACAGATTGATGGCAAGTTAAGAGGTGCCAAAGATGAAAAGAAAAAAGAAAAAAAGAAACTATACGCCAAAAAATCCAATAAAAAGAATCCTCTCGCTAGGACATTTACTGTTTAAGCCTAAAGTGATACAATCTAAGAAGTTGTACAACCGAAAGAGGCTTAAAGACAATGACAAAACTATGTGCTAGAGGCAAAGCGGCCGCTAAAAGAAAATTTAAAGTGTACCCCAGTGCATATGCTAATGCCTATGCTTCTAAAATCTGTGCAGGTAAAATTAAAGACCCATCGGGTACAAAAAGAAAAGATTGGGGACCTAAAAAAGCAAACAAAGGCGC